GCTTTATCGGCGTGGCTCATGCTGCACCGCCTTTCGCTCTGGCGATGGCGGATTTTGCTTCCTCGAATGCTTCACGCTCGCCGCCAAAATCAATGCAATCAGCGCAAGGCGGCGACAGGTGGCAGCTGCAGTTCGCTTCGGGCGGCTCGGAAATTCGCTCAAGCATAAACTCCAGCGCAGCCAGCAGTTCGTCGCGCTGCTTTTTTGCGTTTTCAAGTTCTGGAAACCACGCTCCAGCGCATTCTCGGCGCTCCTCCAGCATTTCAGTAGGAATCCCCGCGCAAGCATTGACGCAAGCGACGATGCGGCGGGCGTTATCTAGTCCGCGTTGTTCGTCATGGTCGTCGTCCGCAAGCATCATGGCAACAGATTCGCCTCGCGCATCATCTATGTGAAACGGGAACCCACTGCGCTCTGCTGTACGCCACGGCTCCGGCGTGTGCTTGTTCTCGCTCATGATGCGATTTCCTCAATGGTGAAAAACTTGGTGATCGAGCGCGGCGAAGCGCACTCGTAGTAGTCGCTGTCGGCAGCCGGATAAACCCGGTAATAGGGCGGGCGGCCGTCGCCGTCCTTGACGTGCTGGCAGCGGTACGACTCGCCACGCTGGTAGCCTTCCAGCCCGAAGTCGCCGCGCGGCTCGTTGTGGCAGACAGCGACAAAATCGGTGATCAGCGCGCTCATAGCAGCACCTTGGCCAGCAGGACGCACCAGCCGACCGTGACTGCGATGCAGGCGATGCCAATGACCGTCAGCGATGGGCTTTGGCTGCACTCTTGAATGATTCCGCTCATGAATGGCCACCTTTCTGTTGATACAGAACAAACGCTGAGGCCCACTCAAAATAGGAAATCTCGGTGACGATGTAGGTATGCGGGGTGATGTAGTCGACGGCGCTTCCCCCGCTGCAGGCCGACTCGAATTGTTTGCTTGACATTTTTACCTCCGGTGTAAAATGCGTGCTTAGGACTAGGCAAGCACAGTATAGCAAACGGGTAAATTATGGCAAGCGAATCTTGTGCAGCAATCGGAGAGCGGCAGGAGGTGTTGGCGATGTTCCGCTCGGGGAAGTCGAAGGCCGACATCGGCCGCGAACTCGGCAAGGACAAAAAGGCCGTTGGGAAGATCATCGCCAAGGCGATGCGCGAGAAGGAGGATCGCCATGTTTCCGCTCGGTAAAGTGCCGACCTGGCAGCGCCTGATTGACGGTATCAAGGCGCGCTGCGAAGACCCTGACATGGATGTTGTTGTCGCGTGCCATGACAAGGATGAGCGCCTGGTTGTCAATGCGCGCGGCGAATCGGTATCAATTCCCTACGCGGAGTTCATGGGCTGCATTTTCTGGTCAATCGCAATCGCAAAGATCGGACAGAAGGTCGCCGACGCGCTGAAGGCAAAGGAGGTGGCAAATGTCTGATGCGATCACCAAGGCGAAAGCCGCCCTGTGGTTCGTCTGGGATTTCCTGATTCCGCGCTTCATCACTGAGGATGTCGCGCTGCGCTATGTCGGCGACGACTTCACCGCTACTTGGTCAGAGTGGGACGACTACGAGATTGCCTGCAGCCTGATGGACGTTGAGCCCGGCGAATGCTTCGACGGAACCGCTGAGGTTGATTGCTTTACGTGGCTCGGGATCGGCTTCGCGTACCGGATTGGTGGCTTCCGGCCGTTCGTGAATCCGCATGGGGCGATAGCTTGAATCACATTGGAGGTGTGGCGATGAGCAAAGTCGAAATGATCCGCGTCAGTTCAACCCTGGACCGGCCAGATTTCAGAGTGTCCGCAGAGGATGTATTCGATGCGCTCCGTGCGCTGCACAACGACGATGACGACGGGAAGCCGAGATCATTCACGACCCGCGATATTGCCGACGCACTGGCCGATCGGTTTCGCGGGATCGACATTGACCGGGTAGAGCGCTCGGTAAGGGCCGGGGTTTCCTGGCTGTGTGAGCGTGAGGTGGCCTATGTGGCTGGCCATACCGTCAAGATCACGGGTGCCGGGTGTGTCAGCAAGCCATTCCTCTACGCGCTGTACCCGGGCAGGATGTGGAGCAAGAAGGAGCGCGAGGTGATCCGCGGCGCCTGTGACTATGCCCTCCTGAGCCGGATATTTCTTACGCGATAAGCCTTCCTCCGAAATGCTGGCTTGTTTTGCACAATCCCTGCATCTATCAAAGGTGCGGGGATTTTTTTGTGGCGCGTCGTAATGACATCGACTGGGAAGCAGTAGAGCGCGATTATCGTGCAGGCCAGATGACGGTCGCTGCCGTTGCGAAAAAGCATGGCGTAAGCGAATCGCAGGTCCGCGCAAAAGCAAAGAGTGAGGGATGGACGCGCGACCTCTCAGCGGCAATAGATCAGCGCACCAAGGCGAAGATCGCAGCTATTGATGTCGCGTCAATCGTTGAACAATCGGCGAGGGAATCGGCGGGCAAATCGGCGGCGCTGATTAAAGACGCGATTGAGCAGGCATCTGATGTCGCAGCCGGGATTGTTATCAAGCACCGCGCTGGGCTTCGCCTAGATATGGAGCGAGCCAATGCTGTATCAAGCATGCTGGAAAATGCGATGTCACAGGCCGAGGGGATTAAAGACATCGTTTCGGTAACGCAGGCGTTAAAGAACCTTGCGGAAATTGGCTGCAAGTTGCGCGACCAAGAGCGCGTGATTTATGGATTGGACAAAGGCGCGACCGATGGCGATGACGCCCTTGCAAAGTCGCGCATCGCCATCGAGTTCGTCAGCGCAGCACCGAAGGCGGACAGCGAATAATGGGCGCGATGGACGCTCCGTTCGTAAGACTTCAGTTGCCGGAAAAGCTCGCTGGTCTTTTCCGGCCAAAGCGCTACAAGGTCATGCACGGCGGGCGCGGCGGCGGCAAGTCGTGGGCGGTTGTGTCCGCGCTGCTGGCCCTTGGTGCGGATCGGCCGTTGCGCATTCTGTGTGCGCGAGAAGTGCAGAAATCCATGCGCGACTCGGTGCACAGGTTGCTCAAGGACACGATTGTTCGGCTCGGCTTGGAGGCGTTTTACGAGGTTCTTGACACCGAGATTCGCGGCGCAAACGGGACATTGTTTCTGTTTGCCGGCCTGCAGAGCCATACCGTCGATTCGATCAAGTCGTTCGAAGGCGTTGATATTGTCTGGATTGAGGAAGCGCACTGCGTCAGCAAGCGGTCGTGGGATGTCCTGATCCCGACCATCCGCAAAGACGGCTCGGAAATCTGGATGACGCTGAATCCGGACATGGATACCGACGAGACGTATCAGCGGTTTATCGCCACGCCGAGCGACGATACATGGGTCTGCGAAATCAACTGGCGCGACAATCCATGGTTTCCCGAGACGCTGAATCAAGAGCGCCTGAAGGCGAAGCGCAGCCAGTCGGCGGTTGATTACGAGCATGTCTGGGAAGGCAAGCCGCGAACGGTCGCCGAGGGCGCCATCTACCAGCACGAAATACAGGCGCTCTACGCCGAATCTCGGGTGATCGATGTTCCTTATGACCCTACGTTGCCGGTGCATACGATCTGGGACTTGGGCTGGAACGACGCCATGACCATCGGCTTTGTTCAACGCGGCCCGATGGATGTTCGCATTCTGGATTACATCGAGGATAGCCATCGGACGCTGGATTGGTACGTGACGCAGATTGAGAAGCGGCCGTATCGCTGGGGTCACGATTACCTGCCGCACGACGGCAGGACGCGCAACTTCCAGACCGGCAAGAGTACGGAAGAGCAACTGCAGGCAATGGGCCGTAAGCCGATTGTTCTAGCTCAGACCAGCGTGGAAGAGGGCATCAAGGCTGTTCGCATGATGTTCCCGCGCTGCTACTTCGACAAAACCAAGACGGTTCGCCTGCTGGAATGTCTGAAGCGCTATCGCCGGGCGCTGCACGTTCAGACAAATGAGCCAATGGCTCCGCTGCATGACGAGTTTTCTCATGGCGCCGACATGTTTCGCTATATCGGCCAGTCAGTCCCGGTAATGCCGAATGTGATGCAAGTGCAGTACGAAGAGCCGCCACCCGCCGATTGGCGAACGTAACGAGGCAATGACATGAACTACACGAAACCGCCCAAATCCGCCGACCTTGGCGACTCGATGACTACCGAGGAATTCGCGGCCATCATTGACGAGATTATCGATCAGCCGCCTTGGCGCCTACAGGCCGACACCGAGGCGGATTACGTCGATGGCAATCAACTGGATTCCAGGCTGCTGCAGAAGCTGAAAGAGCTTGGCATTCCGCCGGCCAAGGAAAACGTGATCGGCCCGGCAATTGCGGCTGTTTGCGGCTACGAGGCCAAGACGCGCACCGATTGGCGCGTGACGCCTGATGGCGATCCGCAGGGCCAGGATGTGGCCGATGCGCTGAACTACCGGCTGAATCAGGCCGAGCGACATTCCAAGGCCGACGAGGCGATGAGTGCCGCCTTCCGGCCGCAGTGCAGCATCGGTCTCGGCTGGGTTGAGGTGGCCAGGTCGAATGACCCGTTCGGCTACAACAAGCGCTGCCGCTATGTGCATCGCAACGAGATTTATTGGGACATGCGCGCCAAGGAGGCCAATCTGAGCGATGCCGGTTGGCTGCTGCGCGAGAAGTTCGTCAAGAAGTCGCGTGCCAAGGCGGCTTTCCCGAAATTCAAGGAGTTGATCGATGGCGCCGACGCGGCCAGCGGCATGGGTGGCTACGGCGGTTATGTCGTCGAAGGCGGCCTGAGTACCGGTTTTCAGCCAGGCGCCAACATCAACCGCGCCTGGACGACGAAGGAGCAGGCTTGGTATCGCCGCGAAACCGACGAGGTATGCATCGTCGAGCTGTGGTATCGCCGCTGGGTCAATATCTACGTCCTCAAGATGCGCGGCGGTCGCGTGGTGGAGTTCGACGCCGAGAATGCCGCCCATCAAGCGGCGGTGATGTCGGGGCAGGGCGTCCTTGAGAAAACCACGGCGGCCCGCGTTCGTCGCAGCTACTGGCTTGGCCCGCATCGCCTGGATGATGCGCCGAGCCCGCATCCGCATCCGCACTTCCAGTATGTGCCGTTCTGGGGCTACCGTGAGGACATGACCGGCATTCCGTTTGCGCTGGTGCGTGACATGGTTTTCCCGCAAGACAACCTCAACAGTACGATTGCCAAGCTGCGCTGGGGCATGGCGGCGACTCGCACCGAGCGGACCAAGGGCGCGGTAGCGATGTCCGACGATCAGTTCCGCCGGCAGGTTGCTCGGCCGGATGCTGACATTGTTCTGGACGCCGAGCATTTCCGGTCCAATCCAGGCGCCCGCTTCGAGGTCAAGCGCGATTTCCAGCTCAACGCACAGCAATTCCAGTTGATGGCCGATTCGCGGGCGTCGATTGAGCGCGTCGGCAGTATCACGGCGGCAATGCAGGGCAAACAAGGCACCGCTCGCTCCGGGCTGCAGGAGCAGACCCAGCTTGAGCAGTCGCAGGTTTCGATTGCCGACCTGATGGACAACTTCAAGTCAGCCCGTGCGATGGTCGGAGAAATGCTGTTGGCGATGGAAATCGAGGACATCGGCCACGAGCAGGAAGTCGTTGTGATCGAGGGCGACGTTCTCAACGAGGCGCGCGAAGTCATCCTGAACAAACCCGAGCAAGATCCGGATACCGGCCTGCAGTACCTGAGCAACGATGTGCTGCGTACCCGGATGAAGGTTTCGCTGGAGGATGTGCCGAGTTCGAGCAGCTTCCGGGCGCAGCAATTGAACTCGCTGTCCGAGTCGATCAA